AAGGTAATATTTAGAAAGGTAATATCAATGAGAGAATGGGTATATAATTGTTGGAACGTAGTAATGGATCATAACATGAATCCGTTGAGTAACATTCCAGATTTCAGTACACGACATATGATCATGCAGGTATTGGCATGGATGTGGTGTATTGTATTTGCTATCGTCGTAGGTAGCATGTGGGCAGGAGTGTTTAGTATGATGCTACACACACTATTGCTTGGTGCAATTGCAATTACAGTAGCAACATTTGAAACTGCAAAACGTAAACCAAACTTGTTCGGCGCTTATAATGGTCGTGCAAATGGCGGCGAACACGAGTAAAGGAGAAAACAATGAGCATGAGCGCACAATTAGTAAAAGCAGCACGTATGCACGCCGAAGGTGAGCTAGAACGTGCAAAAACAAACATCATGGTGTATATGCATCAGGCTGTTGGTATTGGCGAACATTCGGATATTGTAGAAGCTATTCAAGAAGAACTTGATAAGATGGCTGCTGCAACTGATCGCATTGAAATGTTGAATGTGCATTTTAGTTAATCAACAAGCGGCTGTGGTGGAATGGTAGACACGCAGGTTTTAGGTACCTGTGCTTTACAGCGTGAGAGTTCGAGTCTCTCCAGCCGCACCATACAACGAAAGGCATTCAATGGACTATTACAATAAATTTAAAAAAGACAACAGAGAAGCAATCATCAGTTTTGTAGATGATGAATATCTAATGTGTAGTTTTTTTGAAGATGATACGATTGTAGGTCGAATTGAATACCCTGACAAAAGTCGTCACTACGTCACTGATGCCGCAGAGAATTGGATCACACAAGTAATGACTGTAGAAACAGTAAAAAACTACACAAAACAACTTGACTTATTCACTAAGTGAAAGTAGTATAAGAACATGGAGAGGTGGCCGAGTGGTCGAAGGCAGCGGATTACTAATCCGCCGAACCGAAAGGTTCCCAGGGTTCGAATCCCTGTCTCTCTGCCAAACTAATATGTGGGATTACATCATGTTTAAATTAACTTGTTTAATGCTAAGATGGCCCACTATATCAGTAATTTTAATAATTATCTTAATAAATGTCTTGACATAAGATATCTTGATGCTAATATAAAATAGTAAACACAGAATATAGGATAAGAAAATGGCACGTAACAAAGCACAATACGACAGCCGTCAAGTACTAGAACTTGCTATCGAAGTTGACAAGAATCAAGGGTTTATCAAAAGCGGATTTGGTTATTATGACCGAGAAGCTGATAAACATGTAAACGACAATAAAACACAAATCATGAACTTTATGACTGGTGTTGAAGATATGATCTCCATTAGCCAAGACACAGTAGCACAAGCTGACAAAATTGTTGACGAGTTTCAACATGAGCTTATTGCTAAGAAGATGATGAGCACCATAAACGATTTTGAACAAAGTGTACTCAACAGTATTGGTAATCAAACCACAGACGGATTTGGTGTTGCTGTTATTGCAAGTTTGCCTAACAGTTTCCGTGTTATGCAAAAGCGGCAAGGAATGGATGATTTCTTTGACCAGCATCGTAAAGATAGTGAGTTTGTTGGCAAAGTTGGCGAACGCATGATGTTTCAAGCACACATCAAAGATGTAAAGTTTATCGCAAAGTACAGTATCCACTTGGTAACTTGTGTAGATACCCAAGGCAATCTTTGTAAGTTTTTCTTTAACCGTGAACCAGATATTGCCGGAATACTTGAAGGCACAGACGTTATGCTCACTGGTAAAGTTAAAACACATGACGTTAGTAAGTTCAGCAACTGTAAAGAAACAGTGTTTAATTATGTGAAAATATCACAAATAAAAGGTTGACATAGTATGCAGTGATGTTAATATGTATATATAGAAGTTGTTAATAGGAGTGAGAACCAATGCAGACAACAAACAAACAAGTACGTATCCATAGCGGAACATATCGTAATCTAGACATTAAGGACGTAGTGTTTCCTTTAGTAAAAGAATTTAAACAAGGTAAAACAGGTAGCTTCATAACCGTCGATGGAAGTGCAGTACCTGGTTTCCCGGACCGATCCATTCGGATCAAAGTAGTTGACCAATCCGAATACAACTACTTAGAAGACGGAGAGAATGTTGTTTCAGCTGAAGCCGCCCAGGCTGAGACAAATGATCAAGTCATTGAACGGTTACGGGAGCGTTTTGAAATCCTAGAAGACATGACATATGCGTCATGCGATGGGGTTGTGCGTGGCATGGTTGTTACTGGACCTCCGGGTGTTGGTAAGAGCTACGGTGTAGAAAAGGTGCTCAAAGATGCGGGCGTCATGTTAAAGATGGAAACGCAAGGCGGTAGCTTGCGCAAGTTCGGAGTTGAAAAAGGTGCAGCTAGTCCAATTGGATTGTTTCAGTTACTATACGATTACAGTGCCGCTGGCAGTGTACTAGTGCTAGACGATTGTGATAGTGTACTGTATGATGAACTGAGCCTTAACTTGCTCAAAGCGGCATTAGACAGTAGCCCAAAGCGGACACTCAGCTGGCGCAGTGAAAGTCGTGCATTAGCCAACAATGGTGTACCAGACAGCTTTGAGTTTAAAGGTTCAATCATTTTTATTACCAACGTAAAGTTCGAACGAACACGTGGTAAACTAAAAGATCACCTAGATGCTATTATGAGTCGCTGTCACTACTTGGATCTAACACTAGACACGATGCGTGATAAGTTCCTGCGTTGTAAACAAGTAATCGGCGAAGGTATGCTTAGTAAGTATAACTTCGGTGAGCAAGAAGAAGCTGATCTGATGGATTATATCTACACTAATAAAAATCGACTACGTGAGATGAGCTTGCGTATGGTGCTTAAAATTGCAGATCTTAAAAAGATGAATACCAACAAGTGGAAGAGTTATGCAGAGTCCACTTGTATGAAACGAGTTTAAAAAGAATTTGGTAACCAACTTACAACAATAATAATGGTTACCATACTGACTGGTGTACTCCTCTGTCTGCGTCACTCTCACTCACACCAGTTAGACCTTGAGGGGGCTAGTAAGACATCTTGCTAGTCCCCTTATTTTATAAGTAATACTGTAGTTGGAGAGAAACATGGACAGTTATACAGAATATGGATATCGCGGATTAATAGAAATCAAAAACAAAGACGAAGAGATTCAACAGTTACGGCAACAAATTAGTGAACTACAAATGCAATTGCAACGAATGGAAAACCATGCAAACAATCTACAATCCAAAGCAAGTTTACCTAGCTATTGACAACATCCTAAACCGAGTGTATTATTAAAATATGAAAACAAAACTTATCCTCAAAGATGAGGTTAATTGCAAGTTTGAAGGACTTGCATTAACTACTCGACGCAAACTGGAAAAGAAATTAAAGTTCTTTTTGCCACATGCATTTCACGTACCTGCATACAAACTAGGACGTTGGGACGGGTGTGTGGGTTACTTTACAATGGGCGGCAGCACTTTTGTAAATTGTTTGCCTACTATACTTCCCATACTAGATGAAGAAGGATATGGCGTCGAGATCGAGGATCACAGACAGCACCACGAACTTAAATGGGATACAGTAACACAAGAGTTGTTCAGTGACAGGCAGTGGTCCGCTAAACATCCAGCTGCTGGTCAACCGGTTGTGCTCAGAGATTATCAAGTTAAAGTTATTAACGAGTTTTTACAAACGCCACAGTGCTTACAAGAGATCGCTACAGGCGCAGGTAAGACGTTAATTACAGCGGCACTGAGCTATATGTGTGAAGCATACGGACGCAGTATTGTTATCGTGCCCAACAAGGATCTAGTAACACAGACAGAAGCTGACTACATTAACTTAGGTTTAGATGTAGGTGTGTACTTTGGTGACCGTAAAGAGTTTGGTAAAACACATACCATTTGTACTTGGCAAAGTTTAAACATTATGGAAAAGCGTTTCCGTGATGGTGAACAAGACTGGGGATTGCATGCATTTGCAGAAGATGTGGTATGTGTTATGGTAGACGAAGTACACCAAGCAAAAGCAGATGTGTTAAAGAAACTGCTAACTGGTGCGTTCAGTAATATTCCAATTCGTTGGGGGCTAACTGGAACTATACCCAAAGCAGATCACGAACGACTAAGTTTAGAAGTAAGCCTAGGCGAGGTCACAAACAGTCTAAGCGCACACGAACTACAGGATATGGGTGTGCTTGCACAGTGCGAAGTAAACGTACTACAACTGCAAGACAGTGTAAGCTATGGCAACTACCAAAGCGAGCTTACATATTTGACTACGAACACAACTAGACTAGACTATATGAGCGGACTGATAGAAAAAATGGCCCAGGGTGGCAACACTCTTGTGCTAGTAGATCGTATCAGTGCAGGAGAAGGACTTGTGGAAAGACTTGGCGATAGTGCTGTGTTTATTAGCGGGTCTATGAAAAGCAAAAATAGGAAAGATGAATATGACGAAGTCAGCGAAGCAGATAACAAAATTATTGTCGCAACCTATGGAGTTGCTGCCGTGGGTATTAACATTCCTCGTATCTTTAACTTGGTTCTTGTGGAGCCTGGAAAAAGCTTCGTTAGGGTAATACAAAGTATCGGTAGAGGAATACGTAAAGCACAGGACAAAGATCATGTCCAAATCTGGGATATAACCAGTAGTGCAAAATTTAGCAAGAGGCATTTGACTGAGCGGAAGAAATTCTATAGAGAAGCCAAGTACCCCTTTCATATAGAAAAGGTGGATTATAAATGACAAAAATATTAACAGTAGAAAATCAATCATATGACCTAGATATGGTTCCTGAAGAAATTGAAGACATACGTTATTGTGTATTAGACTATAGTAACCCTAAGGATGCTGATTATATCTTTGTTCCATTGGTATTTTTAGAAAGTTTTAATGCACCTGCCGCAGTACTACGAATCGGAAAGCATGCAATTAAGATACCGCTTGATTGGAGTTTAGTTACATGTGATCCTATGATAGGAGATCCTGAAGTATTGCCTGTCACTAGTTTAAATGATAGAGGGTTTAAGGCCTTTGTTTTCAATCCAATTACAGGTTTTTTGCCAAGTTTTGAAGAAATAGAAATTGTAAACATATATCAAGAAGTTAAATGGTATTTTCCAAAACTTAAATTTGGACATATACTAGCAGTTCCACTAACAGAAAAGGACAACGGTCCTTGTGTATATTTTGTTAAGGAAACAAACAAGATACCCGATGTACTGAGTACAGCGGATTTATGGTGATATTAAAGGAGAATTAAATATGACATTACACGAACAAATCGTACAAGCATACGAAACATATCTCAAAGAACACGAAACATGGGAAGGCAAAAGTACTAAAACAGCCGCAACCCGAGCTCGTGGCGCACTAGGAGATTTAGGCAAGTTGACAAAAAGTCGTCGTGCTGAAATCCAAGAACGTAAGAACGCAATGTAATGAGTGGGCAAAGACGATGGCTTAAATTGTGGGCGAGAACAGTGGGCATGCCTGTTGGACTCAATGATGATGACAAGCCGGAGTTTTTGCCTATTACACAAACAGACGTTTTAAAAGCACTTGCTTTTAGAACGTTCTGGATTGTCTTGCATATTGTCACATGTGGCTTTATAATAGTAGGCAACAGTAAAGCAATTGGATTATGGTAATGGCAAAAAAGACATGTGATGCATTCTTTTGTACTAATAAAACACCTAAGAAATATCGTTATTGCTATGACTGTGCTAAAAGTAAAGGACTAGTTGGCAACAACGGTTTAGGCATAGTTGGCTGGTTTGTGATTATTGTAATTTTATTGGCGGTGTTTGGATGAGTAAACTATCTATCAAAGAAGAAATGAGAGCGATTGATCAAAGAGATCGCGGTTGGTGGGACAGCCTCACAGAAGAAGAACAAAAGAAAGTTAATATCTTTGTGCTGATGCGATACACAAGTGCAGTGCAAACCAAGAACTA